ATATTAATAATTAAACGCTTTATCTCGCCCTTAGCGACCTTCTCGAAAGCCTCAGCCATTATCTCGTGATGTTTACCATGAATAAACGCTGACCACATCTCTTGTACGAAGTTCAGATAGTTATCATGGGATAACTCTCTCTGCTTCGCATCCTCGTATTCCTCAAGCAAATCCAATAGCTCTGCTTTCTGAGAATTACTAAGACTCTTAATCTGATTTAAAACATTTTGATTCATAGTAGGTACATACTAGATTAGTAGATACTAATTAAAAAATTCTTTAGTGGGTATATAACTGAGTGGGTATATACTAAGTAGTAGGTATATCTACTGCTAGACTTTACCATATTATAGGGTCTTAACATCAAATGCAACATATAAATCAAAAAATATACTATGGGGGGTGTAGGATTCCTACCCTGTTTCCACATTCGATTATATATATGGATTAAAAAACGCTATCATTTTGCAATACAATAGGGGGGGGTACATGAAAGTGCAACATCAAATGTGTGAATCACTATGTATGTATGATATGCAAGTGCATCTGTCTGCAAGGGGGGGTGGGGGTCTGTTAATTTTCTAACTTTCTAAAATCAAAAGGGGGGTGGTTAATTTTTAACCATCTGTTTTGGCTGGCTGGTTTGGGTGGTTAATCTTTAACCATTGGTTAATCTTTAACCACTTGGGTCTGTCGTGGTCTCCTCTAATAGAGCGATAATCTTCTCCTCTATATCAGATGCTATCTCTTCGCTATCTCTCGTCTCTTTTACTTCTACTGTGTCTGTGAATAATCCGATGGTCTTTCCTAGGAGTTCCAATGCCCTGACTCTGCTTGCATCACTATCCGCTTCTTTACTCTCGTTCATTAGCCTTTCAAGAACGTACTCTCTCGTTCTGACTGAGGATGCTACTGAGGATGCCTCTACCTTCTGTATTGCTCTTTGTATGCTTAGTGCAATCTTAGGGTTAGCTAATAATTTGGATGACTCTGTCTCTGTCCATTTAGGAGGACTTCCATCCTTTTTCATTTTGACATCGTATGCCTCACAGTAAGCATCTTTATATGTGTGCTTTCCTTTTATGATTAGGTCTACAAATTTTCTTTGCTTCGGTGTGAGGTCTGTTTGGTTCGGAACGATTTTTAAATCAGGTTTTTTCATGGTGGTTAAATTTTAACCAGTTGGAGAAAATATTCCTAGTCACAGTTCCTCTGAAACTACTATCTTTTTGCTTACTAAATGCTTGCTTGCACATATGAGAGGTATATAATTAGTCATATGAAGAACAGATTTGAACAGACACGAAACAAGCGACACGATTTGTCGCTCTCTCGTGGACAGAATATGGAGGTGGAAATAACAGACTGGTAAGAATTTTGATTTGTCCGCTTGCGGTAAACANNCGTGGAGTCTCTCCTTGGCTCTTTAACTCAGGAAGGAAAACTCGCAGACTGGCTGATGAGGTACAACAATAAATCCTCGGACAAACAGCGAAACACAAAATGTAAATGATGGTCACTACCGAGTGACGAATGGATGAACAGAGCAGAGTGACAGAGACCGCTAACTCATCCGACTCTGAAACGAGAATAAAAAAACATTTATGTAAAACAAATTCCTTAAAGAAAAATTTTTTGTGAGGGATGGCTCTTTGCTATCCCTCGCAATATCTGTCGCAAGGTGTGTGCCTTGCCTGATGAAGCGAAAGCAGAAACAGAAACTTTTAACTTTTAATTTTGCAGAGGTGCATTATGAAAAATTTCTATATTAGAAATATCAAGGGGAACAGAGATAGCAGAAAGCAATCTGTTCGTAAATTTAAAAACAGTTCTCAATACTGGGAAGCAATAAAGGAGGTGGTCTAATGGAAGATTTTTATCTGACTAAGGAGACAGTCGAAGTATCCGAGTACAAAGGTTTTCGTATCCGAAAAATAACTACTCGTTCTGAGTTGGTTGGAACAGATGTTTTTTACCATGCAGAGTATAAGTGGGATAGCGAATGGCATAACGAATATTTGTTGCCGACTTATGAGTCTGTTCGTGATTGGATTGACGAGCAACATGAAAGTGAGGACTTTCAAGAATGGGAAAAAGAAGTTTGGAATAATCCAAATTTCTAATCCTTTTGAGGAGAGGGTTGAGCAATCAATCCTCTCTTTCAAAAACTGTCAGCAAGTGTGTGCTTGCTCTGATGATGGAACAAAAGTTCCGAAACAGTTCTTTTAACTTTCACAAACTGCGGAGGTGCAAATGAGTGAAGAAAATAAAATGATGGAAGCCTCTCCATCTAAAGCGATGAGGCTATTAACCAATGTCGTGAGTGCTGGAAAAGTTCCAATGCTCTTAGGTGGTGTTGGTGTCGGTAAGTCTGCAATAGTAAATGAGTTTGCTCAGGTGCTAGCTGGAGATAGAAAAGTCGTTGAGACGATTAGACCTAAAAAAGATGAATATGGATTCATTGATTTTAGAGCGAGTCTGTATGAGACGATTGAGTTGGGTGGTCTACCTTTTATAGACAATGGAGAACAGAAGAGAGCATTTCTCGGAAATCTTCCAGTCGCTAATGAGGGTCTACTTTTTATCGATGAGTTCGCACAAGCGACAGCAGACATGCAGAAGCTTCTCGGACAGTTAGTTCATGAGAAAAAGTTGGGCGAGTATCACTTGCCTGAAGGCTGGCATATTGTCATGGCTGGAAACAGAGCGAGTGATAGGTCAGGTGCTAACAAGTTGCTAGCACATATGACCAATAGGCTGGCTCTGATTAATTTCAAGCATGATGTTAATGACTGGCTCGTTTGGGGTTCTCAGAATGGTGTTCACTCCTCTATCTTAGGGNNAGGCTGGTGTTCATCCATCAATCTTAGGGTTCATAAATTTCATGCCTAAGTTGTTATGGAAGTTCGATGCCAAGGACAGCAATCCTCAGCCATCTCCAAGAGCGTGGGCAAGGTTGTCTGACATCATGAAAGCAACACCTGAGAGTGACCAAGACTTGATGCCTTTTCATGCTCAAGGAAATGTCGGTATCGAGGCTGGGTTAGAGTTTATAAATTTCATTACTCTGTCTCAGGATATTCCAAATCTTGCGGACATTGTCGATGGCAAGGAGGTCGATGTTCCTGAAGGGTTGGGTCTGCAATATGCGACTGCTGTTGCTTTGGTCTCGGCTATCCAAGATGCAGACGATAAGTTGAAGCCATCTTACTTCGACAATGCTCTGAAATGGATGGATACTTTTCCATCGAAAGAGTTCCCTATATTTTTTGGTAGGGCGGTTGTCGGTGCTGTTCCTGATTTGAAAAACACAAAGACTTTCTCTGTGTTCAATTCAGAAAACAAGGATGTACTGATTTAACTTGAGAGCGTGTGGGAGAAATATTTACCAGTAATATTTTTCCCACCTCGCTTTTGGAAACTGTAATCGAGTGGGTACTCGGTCTGATGATTGCAAAAGCATGAAACAGTTTTTTTAACTTTCTTTTATTTTGCGGAGGTGCATATGAAAAAGAAAAAAATAGATACAGTCTTTGCTGATACTTTCACTAAGGTCAGATTTTATTCGTCTGCTATTAGCGGTATCAAAAAAGACAATGGTGCTACCATCGAATTGTCTGACCTTAAAAATGCGGACTATGATTTGGTAGGTGTTAATAAAAAAATCTTTGGTCGTGACATCAACAAAGAGTTCAGACAAATTCAAAATGAATTTAGAAATAAAGTTCTCTATCCAATGACTTATCCTTGGAGTGATGGTGGCAAGATGGGTTCTGAGTGGAGGATAGTTTCTAACGAAAAGTATGACTCCTTGATGGCTGGTTTTGAAACTTACGACAAGAAGTTTTGGAAGCTGGTCGAAGCTGTTCAGAACAATTACGAGGAGATGATTGACGAAGGCATGAAGAGACTCGGTAAGCTTGCTAACAGTAGCGACTACAAAGAGTGGGAGGACATTGAGCATAAGTTCAATTTCCAAATTACTCCTGATGTTTTTACTTCTTACAATACAAGTAATGACACGAGAGTTAATCTGTCAGAGAAGCAGAGGAAAGCGATAGAGAATTCTATTGCCTCTAACTACGAAGCTAACTTCAAGTCTTTGTTAGAAGAGGAAAAGAAAACTCTCGAAGAGTCTGTCCAAAATATCATCGATGCTCTTAAGAAAGATGGGTCAGGAAAATCTTTCTTCAAAGACAGCGTGTTCAGAAATCTGAAAGAGAAAGTTGAGAGGGTCAGAGACCTTAACAGAAACATCTATCAGAGTGCTGAGTTGGACAAGGCTATCGACATCATTGTTGGTTCGCTTGCTTCGGTCAATGACATTGACTCATTGAGAGACAAGGGAGAGATTGGTAAATCTAAAAGAGCCAAGGTCTCGGCTGACATGGAGAAAGCTAAGTCAAGCTTAAATCAAAATACGCTTGGCAAGATTTTCTCAGGTACTGGATTATCGGAGGGCAACGATGAGTAGCTACGATAAATCTAAGAGGGCATTGCATGGTGTCCTCTCTGCCAATGAGGTCATGGTCAAAGCCAAAAGCAAGTTGATGAATTCTGAGTCAGGTCTTGCTTCAATTCTTTTGGGTCTACCTTTGGAAGAGGACAGTTCCTTTGACACGATGGCAACAGATGGGAAGGTAATCAAATACAATCCTGACTTTGCTCTCAGTCTGCCAATGGATGAAATCAAAGCTGTTCTTATTCATGAGGCACTTCATGTTGTATGGGGTCATCATCTTAGAAGAGGAGACAGACATCCGAAGCTTTGGAACATTGCTACTGACTATGCAATCAATGGCTACATTGTTTATACGCTTGGAGAAAATCTGAATAAGTTGCCTGAAGGTGCTTTGGTCTCGAACAAGTATGTCAATAAAGATTACTCAATCATGAGTGCTAATGAAATCTACGACATATTGTTTGGCGATGACGAGGCTCTCGAAGAGGCTATCGAACAAATGCAACAGCAGATGGGCGATGACTCAGACGAGAACGAAAGTCAGGGTCAGGGTCAGGATGAATCCGAAGAGGATACTGAAGGCTCAGGCTCAGGCGATGGCGATGAGGAATCCGATGAGGAATCCGAAGGTCAGGGTTCAGGCGGAGATGCAGACGATGATGCAGAAACTGGTGATGACGAAAATATTACTGGTAATGGTTTGTCCGATGAGCGTTCTCCTCAGACTAATCAATCAGGTCAAATTGATTTGAATGATTTACCTCAGATGGCTGGCGGTGTCTTTGATATGACTAACGAAGATGGCTCTGAGTTTTCTAGTGATGAGTTGCAAGAGCAGATAACTAAACTTGATGCTCAGGTAATGATGGCTGAAAAAGTTCAGGGTATGCTTGTCTCAGGCGGTGCTGGGGTTGATTACCTCTGGGGTCGTAAGTCTGAGTTGGTTAAGCAAGTTGTTCCTTGGGAAGATATGTTCAGAGATATGTTCACTAGGGTTCAATCTCAAAACAACACTTGGAAGATGCCTAATCGCAGACACATGGCTCGTGGTATTCATATGCCTAGTAGAGACACCGAACCAGCTATCAAAAATGTTGTGATGCTGGTTGATGTTTCAGGCTCGACTTATGGAGACAGAGACTCATTCGTGACTGAGGCTCTCGCTATCCTTGAGGAGTTCCAAGTCAAGAAACTCATGGTCAATAGATATGCTGGTATCTCTCTCAGAAATGAGCAAGGAGAATACTTCGATGTCTACGATACTGACCAAGGAGATGAGATGCCTGACAAAGATGAAATCAATTTCGCTGGAGATGGAGGTACTAACTTCGATGCACCTTTCAAAGCTGTCGCAAAGTATCTAGACATTGACGAGATTGATTTGATTGTTCACTTCTCAGATGGAGAGGGATACTTCACGAAGAATCACGATGCTCTGCTTGATACTCCAATCTGTCATGTCTTTAGTTATGGTCAAGATGGCGATAACTATGGCGGTAATAAGATTGAAGAGTCAGGCTTCGGAGAAGTTATCTACATGAGTTAATCTCAATGAGCGTTCTGAGAGGAGGTTTTTAGGGTGGTAGTAAACCTTAGCCTCCTCTCTTTTCGCCAGCGAGAGAGCCTCTATGGAGGTCGAAATCAGGAAACTGATAGGGAAAATGTGTGTTTTCCCCTGATGACTCAATATGAGAGCGTGTAAGCGTTGGTTCAAAAGAACCGAAATCAGTTCCTTTTAACTTTCAAATGCGAGGTGCATATGAAAAAAATATATGAAAAGTTTTTGAGTCTTTTCAAAACTCAAGTGGTGGAAGATAAACCTTATTATCTTTCGTATGAGAATGGTGGTGTTCTTGTTTTGCACAATCCTGTGGAACAGGGAGGAGAAAATATTACGAGTAATATTTCCTCAAGCGTCACAAAAACTGGAGGTGCATAATGACTTTTGTATCAGATGATTTATTAACTTTAGAGGAACGAGACGAGTTAAGAATGGAAGTCTCAATAACCATTAAAACAATACTTGGTTTAGCAGAATTGATTGAAAGGTCTATGGACTCAGTAGACAGACTTGATGCTATTAACTTAGATGCTGTCAATGATTTGAGTCTTAAGTTGGCTAACCTATCTCGATACTCTGACCATGCTCATAAAAAAATTGAGGACTTTATGACTGTCCTTGCGGAACGCTGGGATGAGGAGGATTTGCTATGAGTATCTTTTCAAAAGCTAATCCTACATGGTTGAATTTGGATGTTATTAATGAACATTTCTCTACCTTGCCTCATGGAAGTGTCTACAAAGACGATGGTCACTTCGGTGTTAAGAATAGGTACGACACTATCGAGTCGGATGCTGTGTTCATTACTTCTATGCTTGACTATGTAGATGTCAATGGAGAATGGATTGATGAGTTCATTGATGAGGATGTTTTGCTCGAAGAGTTAAAGGCTCATATGCAAAACCTTCATGGCAATCCTAACGAGTTGGCAATGGATGAATTGCTTGAAGATGGTCTCTCGTGGGATTGTCATAAGCGTGAGTATGGAGAGCGTGGTAATTTCATGCTTCATCATCCTTGCATTATCTCTGTCATGTATCCATCTACAAGGTGGCATATTCATGAAACCAATCTCAGATACTGGCTCAAGGTTTTCGCTCTGAGAAAAGCTTATCTTGAAAAGGATGTTGATGCTTATCTCATGATGATAGAAAGACCTTATCGAGTGCCTGAGTTTATTCGTTGGTGCTTACATGACCAGCAGAAAAACGATGCTAATCCAAGTGAATATACTGAGCATTGCAGACTCTCAAGAGAGAAATATTGGGAGGTTGTTCGCTGGTTGTGGACTGATACAGAGAATGTCTATGAACATTTCGTTCCTTGGATGGCTCTGATATTAGACCACGATACGAAACACACAAGGCTCATGATGGATAAAGAGGATAGGGAAACCTTTGACTCTTTGCCTGACGAGTTCACAGTCTATCGAGGTGGAGAACACGAGCATATGTCTTGGACTTTAAGCAAAGAAAAAGCTGAATGGTTTAGAGATAGATACGAAGGGTTTCGAGAGTGCAAGCTTTTTGAAAAGCGTATCAAGAAAGATGAGGTGCTTGCTTATATCAATGCAAGAAACGAGGAGGAGATTATTCTCAGACCTCCAGCCGAAACCTTTGTTGATTTCTGTATCGAAGAACAATTCAGAATAACGACAGCATAAAAAAAACAAGGAAGTAAAAACTAGCGGAGGCTATGTGGTATTAATTTACTGCATAGTCTCCGCTTTTTTTTTGGTCAAAATCCTTCCCCGAAAAACAATGACTGGTAAATATTTTTCAAACGTGCAGAAACACTTGGGTGGAATTTGGTGGCAGAAAATTGTATGTGGATAACTCTGTGGATAAGCTGTTAATAGTTTGACGAGGTGCAAGCCGATTGCTATACTAGATGAACAGCGACAGAGATTGTCGCTTTTAAGAAGTGTTTTAACGACACCTCCTAAGAAAGTTAAAAGTTGAGAGAGGTAATAGACTGCCTCTCTCTTTTTTTATATAATGGGTTATTGGTTTATTTTTTTCATACCAATTCTCCCAATGAGGAGGTGCTAGTACAACAAAATAATTCTCTTCTAGTGCCTCCTCTCTAAATTAAAATTGAATTACTGATAGCATTTCTCTACAATAGCATTATGTATGCAGTTGTAAGACACACTTACGAATTAGATTTGCCTGAGCCTTTTGTTAAATCTTCTCAGAAAAGTATTGGAAGATGGGTGCATAAGGTGTGGGTGCATGACTCTGAGTTAGATGCGATTGCTCATGCGATTAAATTACTTGACGAACCTCTATTGAAACATGATGAATGGGCAATGGACATAGCTATAGAACAGTTAAAAAATAATAGGTTCTATCAGTTGGGTAAAGAAAGCGTAGCGATAGCAGAAGTAGAACCTTCGCCTGACATAGTGTACTTACATGATGACGATAACAAAATTAATTGAGGAGGCTATATGGCTGAGAAAAATTTATATATTAGGTGTGATGAAGAAACCTATGTGAAGGCAAGAGAGTTGGCACAAAAAAATCTTCGCTCTTTAAACAGACAAGTAATTCATTTAATCAATGAAGCTTATGATAGCGTTGTGAAATCAGAACCAGCGATTGCAGAACCACAACCTATCCAAGCAGAACCACAACCTATCCAAGATGAAGAAGATGACAAGTATATTGATGGAGTTTTAAAAACAGATATATATAAACATAGAGACGATGTTCCTCGTGAAATCTTAGAAGAGTGGGAAAGTCAGGGTAAGCTTACTCAGTCAGGTTTAGAAAAGCTTTCTGAAATAAGGAAATCGGACTCGTCTGACTAAGATACCAAAAGTTTAGCATTGCATCTGAGCAATCAATCACACTATCAAGTTGCGACTGAGTAATCCTATCAGGGTTCTCAGTCATGACTTTCCAAAACTCTTTCTCCTTCTTACTCCCACAATCCTCCACCAATCTGTTTTGAACTTGACTTAGTACAAGTGGTTTTGTATTGACGCTGGGAGAACTATTACTAGTAAATATTTTGTCAAGGTCGCCAGCCGAACTCTGTGGAAAAACTCCTGACCTAGAAATCAAACCAAGATATTTATCACAAACATTGTGTTGCTTCTCGTTGATTAGTTGTTCGGTATAAAGCTTGTCGATAATATGCTGGTCAAAGACTATGGCTCTACCAACCTTGGTATTGTCAATGCTTCTAACTTCTACCTTATGTCTCAGATGTAGATAGGAATTTCCTACATCATTTACGATTAGAACTTCCTCAGAAATCCCAGTCGAAGTCATCTTCTTGTTCTTCAATTTCTGCATACCTTCCATTTACTGCATTGTATTTAAGCTTAACACAGCCAAGTTTAGCGTTCCAATACCATCTTGCTTTGGTGCAATGTATTTCGACAGCCTCGTTGCCTCTATGGACTGCGAGGCATACATCAGGCTTGGTACTCCATGCCATTGACTTAGCAATATCAAGCGGTGTTGGGTGTCCTACCTTCTCTTTGTTGAATGGTTTGCTTGGATGTGCCACGAACCAAACCAAACAATCAGTCTGCTTGGCAAAGAGTTGCACCTTGCTCAACATATCGCTGACCATATCTGTTTCTAAAGCATAAGACTTATCAGTATGTATAAAGTTGAATGGGTCTATCACTAACATTCTACATCCCATTCTTAGAATACTTGCTTGTGCTTTTTCTAAGACAGCTTCTATTGTCGGCAATCCTCCATCCAAATAATCTTGGAACAGTATGTGTTCCTCTATCCATGCGGAAGCACTATCTCTTTCTGCCTCTGTCATTCTTTCATTGTGTCCTTTAAAGAAAGGCTTGCCAGTTAGTATCTGTGCTAGCTGTACGCTATGGAACGAAGGCGGTTTCTCAAAGCTAGCATAACAAGTTTTCCAACCATACAGCTTGCCAGCATTGACTATCACTTGGTCAAGGAAAGCAGACTTCCCATGCCCAGCCCATCCAGTCACGACATAAAGCTGACCAGTCTGAAGTGTGAACAAATCATCTAAAGACTTTATCCCAGTCGATATACCTGATGGCTTACCATCTTTGTACAAAGTCTCGAACTCATCTGAGTAATGCTTCATGTTGTGCAGTCCATGTAATTCAATAGGCTCTGCATTGAGGACTTGCTTTCTCAGAGTAGCCTCATCTGTGTTGATAAGTAATTCATTGGCATCCTTGTATCCTTTGTAATCAACACGATAGCACTTTGCTTTGCCAATCCTTCTGCTCAATTCGTGTACCAAACAATCCCCAGCAGTATCAGTATCTGAGGCTAGTATTATTTTGTCGTACTTGTCCAGCAAATCTTTGTCGTTCCAAACATACTTGAATCTACCATCTTCACTTGGGTCTACCTTTCCATCAGTAATCTTATTAGGACTTCCATTTGGCACAGAGAAAACAGAGACATCCATATCTGAATCCAAGAAAGCTTGCTTGATTGACAAGGCATCCATCTCTCCTTCTGTTATAACCAATCCCTCAATCCTTTTGCTTTCATCTCCTTCCTTTCCCCACAATCTGCTAGCAGAATTTGTCCACCAAAAGTCCTTCTTGCCATTGGCTGTACGCCATTTACAAGCAGAAACTTTGCCGTTTTCCCAGTATGGAAAACCTATTACCAGTAAATGTTTTGTCTCCTCCCAGACACAATCCATCTTTTTGGCGGTATCCAAATCAATCTTTCTATTGCCCAGCCATTCTCCAATCTTCTGCTCGCACTCCGATAGCTTCTCTTCTTTTATTGTGCCTATAGATATGCTTCCTCCTTTGGAACTCATGATGCTTAAACTACCACTTGTTGTTAGTGTGGCTGATGTTGTTGAGTCGCTTACTATTTCCATACTTCTTTCTCCTTTTCTAGATATGCCTCCCTTGATATTACAATGATGGCAGTAATAGGTAATCATATCTATGCTAATGTTCACACTCAAAGGTGTGTCCTTTTTGTTTTTCTTTCTTTGGCTGGAACAGTTAGGGCAAATGATTTTGTATTGACCTACCTTCAGACCTGATGTCCTTGGGTTGCTATCAATATGCTGGCGAATTTCTTTCTTTTCCATTCTCACTCTCCTATATACTTACTATGTATATACTTACTAAAATACTTACTAAGTACCTACTACCACTTACTATCTACCAAGCGATTTATTTCATTCGCTAGTTTTTTTCTAGACACAAGCGGATAATCATAAAGGTTCTTAACAGCCTCCAAGATATTTCTAGAATTCATTTCATATCTAATGCAGAGATTCTTAAAAGACTCTGACTGAAAATACTCAATAGCTTCTGTGGAAATATCTAGGTTTTTGGAAGCGAGGTCTCGTATTGCTTGTTGCAAAATTTTCTTATCGAGGTGCTTACCAAAATCCATGAGAGGCAGTATAAATTTTTTTTTAATTTTTTTCAAATTTAGTGAACCGCTTTCTCATTTTTGTGGTACAGTATGCACATATTATATACACATTAACTACTATGAAATACGAAATTGAAAAAGATGTGCCGATGCCTGAGCGTAATGTGAGAGGGAAACCTATCAAGTACGACTTGCCTCTTGTCGAAATGGACAAGGGAGACCATATCTTTATCAAGATTAGTAAGTCTAAGATTGATAAGGAAATCAAGATAATAAGAAACGCTGTGCATAGATTTAAATCTGTGCGACTTGATATGTCGTTCTCTGTTATTAAGATGAAAGGTGGTGTTGGTATATGGCGAACTAACTAACTTTTTAAGGGAGGCGAAATTGGAAACAAATCAAATCAAAAATGGTCAGATGTTTCAGAAAGTAAATGAGACAGACCGCAATGGTAGTGGTGGACTATACGAAGTATTGGACATTACTGTAAATAAAATCAGAGACTATGAAGTAGGAGTAGCTATCATTGGTAAGGTAGGCACTACTGATACTATGGCTGTCCAGCTATCTGACCTGACTAATCACAGACAGTTTAGATTTAAAGGCGAGGCATCTTTAGAAGTCATCAAAGTACATAGACTTAAGTATGCAGATGGCACGATAGACATTCTCTCAGAGAAACTCTTGAGTACATCAAAGGTTGATAACGTAAAAGAAGTTATCAATGCTGAGGCTGAGAAGAAATCTAGACCAGTCACAGTTTATAATATTACAAACAACCATCGAGACACAGCCATGTCGAAAGCCTTTGCAGATGCAGAGGTCAAGAAATCCAAGGCTGTTGAGAAGCAAGAGCAACCTGAAGAAAAGGATGCAGAAGTTGTTTTGACTTTCGATTGCAAATCGATTGCGTTCTGTACTTATCATGACCTTCATGTCATAGGTCAATTCTTGAAGGGTCATCCTGACAGAATGACTAACTGCCATACTAGGTTTAAGAATTCCGCTAGCAAGATTGCACACCAGCAAACTCTTGATAGGTTTAGGGATGGCAATATAAGTCTCAGAGATTTAAGAAGATACTCACACAGCACCACAAGAAACATGGGTTCTACTCTAAGCTTGGCTGGAGTTGTGACTAGGATAGCTAAAGCAGTTGTACAGCTTGGCACTCCTTTAGAGAAGAAAGACTTTGGAGTTGAATGAAGTACACTAATAAGAATAACTTGCCTGAAGAGATTGTTCGTGCTGTCCAGCAAGACACATACTCTAAGGGCGAGGCTTCAATAAGTGTGACTGGATTACTCTCTGCACCTCGACCTAATATCTTGGCGAGAGAACATCACAGCGAATTAGTTGTCGATGTATCAGACGAGATATGGAAGATATTAGGAACAGCTTCGCACTATATAATGGAACAAGCAAACATCGGTCACGAAGGAACGATAACCGAAGAGCGTTTGTACTGGAATGTGCGAGGCTGGACTATCTCAGGACAGTTTGACTCGATGTCATTGAAGGACTCTACTCTCAGAGATTTGAAAGTCACTTCCTCATGGACTGTGATGCACGCTCTGAAGGAAGGGAAGATTGAATGGGAACAACAGTTGAATTGTTATGCTTGGTTATACAAGAAGAATCACAAAAAGGATGTTGAGAAGCTGGAGATTATAACCATCAATAGAGATTGGTCTGAGAGGCAGAAGCAAAGAAGCGGTGGGGATTATCCTGATGCTCAGGTATCAATAATACCTATCAAGCTTTGGACTGAAGAAGAACAAGAAGAATTCATTGTGTCTAGAGTCAAGGCACATCAAGAGGCAGATGCTGACTATCTTATAAGTAAGGACTTGCCCTTGTGTACTGACGAGGAACGATGGAAACAAGCTGACTCTTACAGAGTATTAAAGAAAAACAGAGTACGAGCAATTCGTGTTCTGAATACTGAGGAGGAAGTGAACGATTTTATTAACCAACAAAACGATAAAGATTTGTATGTGGACTTTGTCAAAGGCGAGAGTCGTAAGTGTAAAGACTACTGCAATGTCTCACAGTTTTGTAATCAATACGCTATGGAGGTAGCCGATGAATGAAAATATAACTGGTAATATTTACCTAATCACCACGACTTGTCGTGATGGTTTTCATGAATACTATGACAAAGCAATGGTGTCTAGTAAATACAAATGGGGAGAACATCCCAAGGCTGAGGATGATGTGACTGAGCAATGTTATCTTTCTTGGAACTACTCAAGTTGTCAGGATGCTGACAATCAGAACTGGTACACAGATGGAAACAGACTAATCAGAATTGACGAGGTTAGGAAACTCAAGAAGTCTGAAGCCAAGGTTTTGGAGAAACATGGAATTGCTCATTGCTATAACCTTGATGAAATCATACAAGCACAGTTGCCTGACCTAGAGACATACTGGAATGAACAGATGGAGATGGAGGCTAGTGCAAATGTCTGACTATAAAGAAATATGGGAGACACTATCTCAAGTAGATGTCTCAGAATATGTGGAAGAGAAGATGAATTTGTCTTACCTTTCATGGAGTAGAGCATGGTACTTACTTTGTCAAAGTTATCCTGATGCTAAGTATCTGTACCATGAGCCGAAGAAATTTGAGGATGGCACTTTAGAAGTTGCTGTCACTATAACCATTGGCGAGTGCAGTCGTTCTGCTACCTTGCCAGTTATGGACTACAAGAACAATAGCATAATCAATCCTGATAGTAGGCAAATCAACGACAATAAACAGAGATGTTTTACGAAGGCGATTGCCATGTTCGGATTGGGTATATCATTGTATATGGGTTTCTCGGATGACTTGCCTGACGAAAGCAAGGACAAGAAGTCTGAGGAAGTTAAAAAGAAAACAGCTAAGAAGGTTGTCAAGATGAAAGAAGAACAGCCTCAGAAAGAAGAAGAGCCAGCTTATGATGAAGCTTGGGCAGAAGCTTTTGTTGAGGGAATGTCTTTGATTATCACAGCCTTTGATACTACCGAAGAACTTAGAGGGAACTACAAGTCTAATGCAAAGCACATCGCAGTATTGGGCGAGAAGTTTCCTGACCACAAGGAAAAGTTAGATACGCTGTTTACAGAGAAAGCCGAAGAACTAACTAAAAAGGAGGGTTAATATGGCAGACGAAAGACCGCAAAGCGATGGTGCAATCTATCAGAACAATTACAAAAAGACTGACAAACAGCCTGATTGGACTGGGAAGATTGAGATACACAGAGATACTCTGAAAGAGTTGGTAGAGAAAGTTAAGACTGGAGAACCAGCAGAACTCAGAGTTGCTCTTTGGGATAGGACTAGTAAGAATGGCAACGATTACAAGTATGCTCGTCTTGATATTCCTATGAAACAAAATACTGAGACTAAAGCTGAAGAGCCTAAGCCTGAAGAGGAGAAGCGAACTCATCCAGTCTTGGAAGATATTGATGTGCCATTCTAGTTGTTATGGAATTTGAGTATGACAGCAAGATAGGTTTTGAAGAGAACTTCAAGCTTTGGTACAACGAGAACTCTAGGGAAAGGAGGGCATATAACCAAGAGCCTCATCCTTTTCCTATTGGCAGAAGAATTTTCACAGAACTCTATGGCAATAGAATTCTTGAAAAGAAAGACTTAACTAATTTTTTAGGAGGTGCAGATGGCACAGAAACAGAGAAGTAATCTACCATCATACGATGGCTACCATAAGATATTCGATAGGATATATGGGATTGTAGAAAGAAGATTTGAATTTGAGGTTCATGAGGTTTTAGAAACTGTATTCAATGAACTGGAAAAGAAAGAAGAGCCTAGCTACTCGGCAATCAAGGACATGATGGATGCACTTAAGCAAAGGACTATCAGAGAACTTCAAGACTTTGAATCTGAGATAGGAGAATTGCTTGAGGGCAGAGCAACAATGGGAGTAGAAGAATGAGCAGAGGACTTTACACATTTGAGTTATCTATCAATAGAGTTGAAGAGATAACAGTTGAAGCTGACAATCTTGAAGATGCTAAAAGAAAAGTAGACTTAGCTGACAATGAACAATGGGAAGTTGTCTACAGCGAAGGAGTTGATTTGGTTTGTGTCTGCACACCAACCATGAGAGACGAGATAGAAGATGCAGAAGTCATCGAAGAAAACGCTGACAAATATCAAGCTATCAAATCTGACAACGCAGATGTTTTCACACAGAATTTATGATTGGTAATATTTTGTTATGAGTGAAGAAGTAATTGAAAACTGGCAACACATGATTAGAAAGTTAGCACCTCTAATCGAAGATGCGATGGTTCAAGTACACACGAAAGAAGCGGAGGTCAAACAGTTGCAAGCTGTGTTGAAGCTGAAAGCTTTGGATAGTGGTATCAAAACCAATAGCGGTCAGGAGACTTATGCCGAAGCATCGGAAGAGTTGAAAGATGCTAGGATAAAAGTTGGGGTAGCCAAGGGAACTCTAGAAGCTATACGAGTAAAGCTGAAGAGTCTTGAAGTTGGCTATGAAGTTTGGCGAACAAGAGAAGTTTCTCAGAGGAGAGAACAAGCTAGGTATGGTGCTTAGACTTAATTGGTACTTTGCTAACATCATACCTAGTCATAACACATGAAGGGCAAGACACCGACTAAAGAAGAACAGAAACATATGGACAGAGTAAGAGCGTTGGGTTGTATAGTGTGCCTCAATAATGGGTATCCAAATACACCAGCAGAAATACATCACATCATAGATGGCGAAAGAAGTCATATGAAAGTCTTGCCTTTGTGTGCAATCCATCATAGAAATGGCAGTCACAATCCACCGATAAGCAGACATCCTAACAAGAAAAGATTTGAAGAAGCGTATGGAACAGAAGCAGAATTGTTAGAGCAAATCAGGCTCTTGTTAGAAGAAAATATTACTGGTAGTAGTTTATGAAACCACAATCCGCAAAAGCAAAAGGAAGGAATTTACAGAAATGGTTTGTAGAAAAACTGGTGGAGTTTCTGAAACTAGACGAAGAGGATTTGGAATCAAGACCTATGGGTAGTCAAGGCGAGGATATAATCATGGGCAAGCAATCTAGAGAAGTCTTTCCCTACAGTATTGAATGTAAGAACCAAGAAGCCTTGAATGTATGGAAGGCTTATGAACAAGCTACTGAGAACTGCAAGGGGTATGAACCTTTGGTAGTCATTAAAAGAAACAGAACAAAGCCACTCGTTGTAGTGGATGCAGAACACTTTATTAAATTATTTATGGAGGTAAATGATGAGTGAAAACGCAAAGACATTTTATGTCTCTAAAGAGGGCGATGAGTCTATTCCACAATATAACTTCTCTGTTGATGTTGTAGAACAGACTGTCGATTTAAGAAACTATACCATCGAAAGCACCAATCCTTTGGGCGATGACGAGATGGATGAAGTCATTGAAGCTTTGTCTCAGGTAGATATAACTACTGAGGGAAGTTCCATGCACTATACAAACGATAAAGGCAACGACATATTCGTTATCTTTCGTGGCACAGAGTATGGCGATGATGCTCAGATAAGTATAGAAAACTTCATTAACTTTGAAGATACTAACGAGTTGGG